AGGTCTTACCGCTAAAGGTCGCGCTAAATTAAACAGAGAAACAGGATCTAATTTAAAAGCACCACAACCCGAAGGTGGTCCTCGTAAGAAAAGCTTCTGTGCGCGTATGGCAGGCGTTGTTAGAAATTCAAAAGGTGACGCGCCAAGAGCTAAAGCATCTTTAAGACGTTGGAAATGTTCAGGTTGGTAAAGGAAAAAAATGGCTTATTCAGGTACCGTAGGAACTACAGTAGTTAATGTACAAGAAATTATTGATCACGCGGCTCGACGTTGTGGAAAATTAGCTGAAGAATTAACTTCAGAACAACAAGTCACCGCAAGACAATCGCTTTTTTATTTTTTATCTAGCTTAATTAATATTGGCATTCAATACTGGGCAATTAATAAAGAAGTTATTGGCTTAACACCAAATAAATACATCTATACATTACCTATAGGGTCAAATGATGCATTAAACGTACTCTACAGGACTATGAATCGTCCTAGTGGAGATTATTCAACTTCTGTAGCAATTACTACAGGTAACTTGGCAAATATTTATGATAGTGACATCGATACGTACGCTGTTCAAGGATCTGCAAACGGCAACTTTTCTGTATTTTACGGAACAGATAACCCTGTTTACGCAGGTTCTATTGGCATTATGCCTTATGTAGCAGGTGGCGGAAGTGCTACTTGGTCTTTAATTTATGAATATTCTGTTGATGGAACTACTTGGAATACTTTAGAAGATTTAGGTTCTGTCGTAGTAACAGATAAACAATGGATTTGGACAGATGTCGATCCAGGTCAAGATGTAGAATATTATAGAGTTCGTGGATATAACGGTACTACATTAGCTGTTCGCGAATGGTATGTTGGTAATAATAGCCGTGAAATTCAAATGTCACGTTTAAATAGAGATGACTATACCAATTTACCAAACAAAAACTTTACAGCAAATCAACCATATCAATTTTGGTTTGATCGTACTATTCCACAACCTACTATTTATCTATGGCCAACACCATCAGATCCTTTTGTACAAATGACTGTATGGTACTCACGTCAAATCATGGATGTAGGTGCACTTACAGACGAATTAGAAATTCCACAAAGATGGTATGAAGCGATTATAATGAACCTAGCTCATAGATTGAGCTTGGAATTGCCACAAGTTCCTATGGATCGTGTGTCATATTTAGAAAGAATGGCTGCTCAATATCTAAATGAAGCCGAGCAAGAGGAAAGAGATAAGTCTCCGATTTACTGGGCGCCTAATATTAGCGTGTATACAAAATAATGCCTATATTTTTAGATACAGAAGGTTTATCTAGTCTTGCGATTGCTGTGTGTGATCGATGCAAGATGAAAAGAGCGTTATTTAATCTAATGCCAGATAGCAACTTCCCAGGCTTACGCGTATGCAACGAAGGATGTCGAGATGATTTAGATCCTTATCGCTTACCTGCTAGAAAAACTGAAAGAATTAATTTAAGATTTCCACGTCCTGACGTGAGTGTGGCTGTTGAAGATAATAACTTAATTACTGGTGCATATGGTAACTATGTTATTTCTCCTGAACAAAACACTCAAGATCCAGAAAACAATGGAAACCTCGATAACTTAACCGTGAGTCCTTAACAATGGCTAATGTACAAATAACCCAATTACCCAACGCCAATACCTTAACTGGTACGGAATCGGTACCTATAGTTCAAAACGGCGTGACCGTTAAGACAACTGTAGGTGCAATTACATCAGGTCCTTCTTTAACACAAACATTTATTACTGTTAACAATGAACCTTCACTAGCAAATAGCAGATATTTGGGTACAGGATCAGGATTAACACTTACAGATAATGGTGCACAATCTAACTATGTACTTAGTTTAACTGGTGCTGTATCTACATTAAATGGATTAGCTAATGGTATTGTAGTCAAGTCTGGCGCACTAACTCTTGCATCAAGAATACTTTCAACAGGCACCGCAGGTATTACAGTATCAGCTGGAGACGGTGTTTCAGGCAATCCAACTATAAACCTTACAGGACTTCCATTAGGTTTAGCTCAATTAACAGGTAATGGTTTACTTGCATTACGTTCAAGCACAACACTAACACCAATATCTATTCAAGGTACAGCAGATCAAATCTCAGTGACTGACGGGTCAGCTTCTGTAGGTGATCCAACTATAGGTCTTGCAAATAATCCTGTCATACCTGGTACTGGACGCGTAAGAGTTCCATATGGTACAACCGCACAACGATCAGTAGGTGCAAACGGTGATCTACGTTACAACACAGATACCGCAACATTTGAAGGTTATGCCAACGGATCATGGGGAGCTATTGTTGCAGGTGGTGGCGTAACTTCTATAGGCGCTGGTACAGGATTACTATCAAGCACTACAAATCCAATTACATCTACAGGCGTTTTAAGCATTGATACTACTGTTGTAGCCACACCAAGCAATACTATGACTTTTACAAACAAGTCAATGAGTGGTTCTACAAATACATTTACAAACTTACCTAACAGCGCGTTAACAAATAGCTCAATTACAATTGGATCTTCTTCTGTTGCTTTAGGTAGTACTTTATCTACATTAACTGGTGTAAGCATTAGTGGATCAACCAATACACTCACTAATATTGGTAACTCATCACTTACTAATAGTTCTATCACTATTGGTTCAACCAATGTTGCGTTAGGTGCTACATCACTTACATTAGCTGGTTTAACATCAGTCACCGTAACAACAGGTCCAACAAATGCATTAGATCTTGCTACTAAACAGTATGTAGATACTATCGTTGCTTCAGGCATCACATATCACACACCTGTTAAATATGAAGTACCAAACACAACAGGAAACTTAACTGCAACATATAATAATGGCGCATCAGGAGTAGGCGCTACACTTACTAATGCAGGTACACAAGTAGCTTTTGCTCCTGACGGTCCAACCGCATCTATTGGTGATCGAGTACTTGTTTACAATCAAACTAACGCGTTTGAAAATGGTGTGTACGAAGTCACAGTAGTAGGTAGTGGTTCTACAAACTGGGTACTTACTCGAACAGCAGACACTGACACTTATGGATTAAAAGACGCTAACGCGCTTGGTGAAGGTGATGCATTCTTTGTCACATCAGGTAACACAGGTGCTGGTGAAACTTATGTATGTAATACATCAGGTGTTATTACATTTGGTACAACCAATATTACATTCGTACAAGTAAGCTCAACACAAGTATATCAAGCAGGAACAGGTTTAAATTTAAGTCCTGCAACAACATTTAATATTTCAAATACTGGTGTGACAGCGGCTTCTTATGGCGCGTCAGACAAAACTTTAACCGCAACAGTCAATGCACAAGGTCAATTAACTTTATTATCTGACACAAGCATTTCTATCAACGGTAATCAAATTACTTCAGGTACTGTAGGTTCTGCATACATCAGTGGTTCTTATACAGGAATTACAGGTGTAGGTACATTAACAGCTGGTACTTGGAATGCAAATACAATAGGAGCAGGTTATGGAGGAACTGGGTTATCTACTTATACTTCTGGTGATCTTATATATGCTTCTGGATCGACTACACTTTCTAAACTTGGTATAGGTGCAACTGACTATGTACTTACATCAAGCGGTACAGCACCACAATATGTAGCTCAATCTACACTATCTGTAGGTTCAGCAACAACCGCAACAAATCTAGCAGGCGGAAGTACTGGAGCATTACCATATCAAACTGGTGTAGGAGCTACCACATTCTTAAGTGCTGGTACCAATGGACAATTACTTACTTTAGTTGGTGGCGTTCCTACATGGCAAAATGCACCAGCAACAGGTGTTACAAGCTTTAGCGCTGGATCAACAGGATTTACCCCGTCTACAGCAACATCAGGTGCAGTCACCTTATCAGGTACACTTAATGTAGCAAACGGCGGTACTGGAACTACTAACATCACAGGTATTTTGTATGGTAACGGTACTTCAGCATTTACTACCGCAACCGCATCAGACATTGTTACCGCTATTGGTTCTACAGCAGTTACAAACGCAACAAACGCTGTCAACATTGGAATTACTAATGACGACACAACTAATGCAACTATGTACCCTGTATGGGTTACAGCCAATTCTGGCAGTTTACCAGCTAAGGTTACATCTACAAAATTATCGTTCAATCCGTCAACTGGTGTGTTAACATGTACTGGCGGTATTTCAGGAGGAACTTTCTAACATGGCAGCTACAGGCTACACCCCAATTCAGCTGTATTACAGCACTACAGCAACTAATGTACCATCAGCAGGTAACCTGCTCAATGGTGAGTTAGCCATTAATATTAATGACGGAAAGCTCTATTATAAAGACAATTTAGGTGCGGTTCAGTTATTAGCTTCAAGCGCATCTACAACCAATGTAAGCACAATCAGTTTTGGATCAACAGGCTTAACACCAAGTAGCGCAACTTCTGGCGCTGTAACAGTGGCAGGTACATTAGGTTCAGGATATGGTGGTACAGGATTCTCAACTTATGCTACTGGTGACTTAATCTATGCATCAGCGACAAACACACTTTCTAAGCTCGCCGCAGGTACAAACGGATACATCCTAACCCTATCAGGTGGTGTTCCATCATGGCAAGCAAATACAGGTGGTGTCACCTCATTCCAAACATCTTTAAGTGGCTTAACACCATCTAGCTCAACCACAGGCGCTATTACATTAGCAGGTACATTAGGCGTACCAAGTGGTGGTACAGGTGCGACAACATTCACCGCATACGGTGTTTTAACAGGCGGTACAACATCAACAGGCGCTGTTCAATCTGTGGTATCAGCAGGTACAGCAGGACAAGTTTTAGTGTCTAATGGAGCAAGTGCGTTACCTACATTCCAAACAATTACTGCAGGTGCATCAATCTCTAACGACGTATCGACTGCAAGTTATGAGTATCCATTGTTTGCTGCAACGACAACAGGTACACCAACCACAATTTACACATCAAACGCTAAGTACTTATACAAGCCATCGACAGGTGATTTACAAGCTTCACAAGTCGCCGCAAGTAACGGATTAATGCTAAATAATGCTACAATAGCAACAAGTTATACAATCGCAGCAGGTTATAACGCATCAAGCGTGGGACCTGTTTCATTATCAGGTGGCGTGACAGTGACTGTCCCAAGTGGCTCACGTTGGTTAGTTTTATAGGAGAATAAATTGGCATCTACGATTAACGCAAAAAGTACAGGGTCTGGAAGTTTAGAATCAACAGCAGACGCTAGTGGAGTCTTAGCTCTCCAAACAGGTGGTGTCACAGCAGTTACTATAGATACATCACAGAATGTAGGGATTGGTACTACGAGTCCTACATTTTCTTCAGGAACAGGTATACAAGTAAAAGGGTCAGGGGATACAAATATAAGAGTATCAAGTGGCTCTACTACAGGCTTAGATTTAATTAAAATAAGTGATGGAACAAGTTACCTTTGGAATAGAGATAATGCATCATTATTGTTTGGCACTAACAATGCAGAACGTATGCGTATAGACGCCTCTGGTAATGTAGGGATTGGTACTTCAACAACATCTGGATTTGCTACTGGAAAATTAATAGTGGCTTCGTCAGGAGATAATTTTGTATCTCTACAGGCAGGGACTACTAATGCATCTGGTATTAATATGGTTGATTCAGTAACTGGTTCTGCGGTAGGCTTAATTAGGTATCAACATGCATCTGATGCTATGGACTTCTTTACTAATGGCTCACAAAGAATGATTATAGACTCTAGTGGTAATGTGTTGGTAGGAACTACAGCCGCCACACCAACTGCAGCAAATCCAGGTGTGAAAATAGTTAGTCCCACTACTGCAGCTTCAGTATGGGCATATAATGGTACATCAACTGTACCAATGATTAACTTTGTAAATGGTAATGGTACTGTAGGTCATATTGATACATCTGCCTCATCAACTGCATACGTTACTTCATCAGACTACCGCTTAAAAGAAAATATTGTACCAATGACAGGTGCTTTAGATAAAGTAGCTCAACTTAAACCTGTAACTTATACTTGGAAAATAGATGGATTAAGTGGTGAAGGTTTTATTGCTCATGAATTAGCAGAAGTTTGCCCACAAGCAGTAAGCGGAGAAAAAGATGCTGTAGATGCGGAAGGTAACCCAGTCTATCAAGGTATAGATACATCATTCCTAGTAGCTACTTTAACAGCCGCCATCAAAGAACTATCATCCCAAAATAAAGAATTACTATCAAGAATTGAAGCATTAGAAGGAGCTAAATAATGTCAAACATTGCAATTGCAGGCGATACCTCAGGTACCGTAACACTTCAAGCTCCTGCCGTCGCAGGAACGACTGTACTTACTTTGCCTTCTACTAGTGGTACAATAGCCACTAGTGCTAATATTCGTTCAGGTGCGTCTTATGCTACTTTAACCACAGGCACAACCAATATAACTTTAACTTCATCAAGTAATCAATTACAAATTGTTTCAGCTGATCAAGAAGGTTGCTCAATTACTTTGCCTGATGCAACAACAATGACTTTGGGATCAGGATATTTTGAATTTTATAATGCTTCTATTTACCCAATAGCAATTAAAGATAATGGTGGAACAATAAGAGAATATTTATATCCAAATACTAGCAATACATCTTATAACACTGTTAACCCTGTTCCTGTTGGTTCAAATACTTCTACATTATCATTGCAAGAAAATTCAAATGCAAATGGTGTATGGCATATTGAAAAAACTACCTTATCTGCTTATAGTTCATTAGCAAGTTATGTATTAACTACTATTTCTAATACAGGAACTACTTTTAGTGGATTAATTAGAGTTAATTCAACTTCATTTATTGCTTTAAGTTATACATCAGTAAGTGCTGGTTCTTGGTATGCTAAATTATTTACTTATAATCCATCAACAAAAACATTTACTGCTCAAAATTCAGTAACTTTAGCCACTTGCGCGGCAAATTATGCACCATTTTACATTTCTGGTGATAGTAATGGTGTAGATAGAGGTGTTATTTTCATAGGAATGTCTTATGCAGGATCACAACAAAGTAATATTAATGGAAGATCTCTTGGTTTTGCAGTTGTAAGTAATACATTATATGTATCAGGCTTAACTACTGTTATTAATCAATCAGCAACATCACAAGCGGCATGGTATGGAGAAGTGCAATATGTAGGATCAAATAATGCTTTCTTTGTTTTTGCTTATAGTAGCGGTTATGGAAGTGCGGCTACTGCTTTTACAGTAGGACTTTCAGGAACAACAGTTACTACATCACAATGCACAGGATCATTAACTTATACTGCAAATGGTAATAGTTATTGGATTGCCGCTCCTACATCTTTAACTACATGGGTAGTTGATCCACTTTTAAGTTCTGTATCAGGAAGATATTATATTTCTTATAACCCATCAACCAATGTTATGTCAGGCGGATCAAGAACTTCACAAACAACTATAATAATTCCAACATATACTAACGCTACTTATGCAACACAATCAGGATATGGAAGATCTTTTTTTGTAGTAAATTCTGCATCAACTAAAATTATATTAACTGATACTTACTGGTCTAGAAGTGTTTGTTGGGCAGTCACTAATGCTGGAACTGCTACAGTAACTGTAACTGATTCTACTTATACTATAAAACCCTATGCTGGGAAAAATTACGGATCAGGGACAGGAATAAATGTATCTGATGTTTATATTATTTCAGCATCAGAGTATTTAGTTGTAGATCAAATTACTAATACATTATATTCATTAGATCCAACAAATGCTAATTTTAATATTAATTTTTCTGCATATAAAGTTAATGGAACTAATTATTTGACAAGTTCTACTAATATTTTAGGAATATCAATCTTATCAACATCTTTATCAGCTAATCAATATACATTAGCTACCCCATTTGTATCATAAGGATAAATTATGAAATATATATTAATACAAACAGACAAAACAGAATTAGGCACATTTAATTCTGCTACAGAACAAAAAGATGGATATTTATGTGATAATTCTCTTTATCCTAAAATTAATTATGGTGTATGTGTAATTTCAGAAGTAGCAGATGATTATGAAACACCAACTCAAATTGAAAATTATAATGCTCAACAATCAGAATTAAGAGCAAAAGCATATCCAATAGATTCTGATCCTATTTTCTTCCAATGGCAAAGAGGATCAAAAACCGAACAAGATTGGCTTGATGCGGTAGCTGGGGTCAAAGAACAATATCCATATAAGGAGCAAGTATAATGACCGTCATAGTAGCAGGCACAGGATTCGTACAAAACGATACAACCATATCACAGGATTACACTGTCTCAGCAAATCAAAATGCGATGACAGCAGGTCCTATTACAGTTAACACAGGAATCACAGTCACAGTCGACACAGGCGCGACTTGGACAGTAGTTTAAGGAGAAAACATGCCAACCACCATTAACGGCACCACTGGAGTAAGTTTAGTAGCAAACAACGCTACGATCAACACGCCTGCAATAAGTGGAGGCACACTCACAAGCTCAACATTAGTAACGCCAACTATATCAGGTACTGTGACAGGATTAACATCAGCAAGCTTGCCAACAGGAAGTGTGTTGCAAGTAGTTAGCGCAACATCTCAAAGCGCTCAGGCAACTACAACATCAACTAGTTATGTAACAACTGGATTTTCAGCTTCAATTACTCCATCAAGCTCATCAAATAAAGTCTTAGTATTATTAAGTGCTTTAGGAAGAAATGGAAGTGCTGGTCAAGCGTTTTATACTATGTATAGAGGTGCAACTGATTTAGCTTCTGTAAGAAGTTTTAAACAATTATATAATCCTTCCGCTGGAGTTTTAGATGGAGCAATAGATATGTCTATTTTAGATAGTCCTTCTTCTACATCGTCTGTAACATATACAGTATATTTTAAAGGAAGTGCAGGAACTACTTATTTTGGTCTAGATAATTCAATGGTATCACTTACACTAATGGAGATTAAAGGATAATGAATAAACATTCAGCCATATTAAAACTTTATCCTAATGTAGTCACTATTCGCGGTGATGTTGCATACGATAAAGACGAACAAGAAGTCACATACGATAACAATGCTGTAGAAGCTCTAGTAGCATCTGAAGCATACAAAGCTCTTCGCGCTCAAGAATATCCAGACTTCAGAGACTACCTCGATGGCATTGTTAAAGGTGACCAAGCACAAATTCAAGCTTATATCGACGCATGTAACGCGATCAAAGCTAAATATCCTAAAGGAGCTAACTCATGAGTGGCGGAACAATAAAGAGCGGTAACTTACAAGTCGGACAAGACGGTACCGCGTCAAACAACTTTACATGGTATCAACCTGCTGTAGCTGATGGCACAGTACGACTTGGTCAAGGTGTGGCAGGTGCGACAACTAAAGACATGGTTACTATCTCAGGTTCTACTATCACATTAGGTGGTAACTTAGTACAAGCAAGTACAGCAGCACCAACATTTAGAGCTTCAAAAAATTCTAATCAAGCAATTTCTACATCTACTTGGACAAAAATCCAATTTAATGTAGAAGATTGGGACACAAATTCAAATTATGATAATGCAACTAATTATAGATTCACTCCTACTGTAGCTGGATATTATCAAGTAGATTTGTCTGTTGAATTTAATAATGTTGCTGGAAGTTATATAGTAGCTATATATAAAAACGGAACAGATTATACTGTTGCTCCATATTATGCGGGCTCGACTGGAGGATCTGCACCTCAATCACATGCACTAATATATATGAATGGCTCAACAGACTATTTAGAAGGATATGGATATACAACTGTAGCTTCTCAATCATTTTATAGTGGTGATGCAACATATTTTAATGCTTCATTGGCAAGGAGTGCGTAATGACATTATACGAAAAAATTAAAACTATTTACCCTCAATTAACTGATGCAGATTTTAGCCCTTTTAGTGGCACTATTACTCTACAAAACGACTCTGATGGTCGTGGAGATTACATAGCTAAATGGGAACACCCAACACTTACTCAACCTACTGAGGATCAACTCAAATGACAATGGGAATAACTAGCCCTACCAGCACCACAGGGCAAATACTTAAAAACGGTTCAGCTGTCATCTCGTTTGACGCTAACAACAACGCTACCTTCTCAGGCAACGTAGCACCAAGTGTCAATCCAACGATGCGTAACCGTATTATCAACGGTGCGATGGTGATTGATCAGAGGAATGCGGGTGCTAGTGTTTCTACATCAACTACTGGAAGTCAAACTTATTCTTTGGATAGGTGGGGATATGTTGTAAGTCAAGCATCTAAATTTACTATACAACAAAATGCTGGCTCTGTAACTCCTCCTATTGGTTTTACAAATTATTTAGGATGCACTTCAACTGCAGCAACTTCTGTTGGTTCAAGCGATTATTTTAATATTAACCAAGTTGTTGAAGGTTTTAATGTAGCAGATTTAGGCTGGGGTACAGCTAATGCAAAAACAGTTACCATTTCATTTTGGGTTTATTCTAGCTTAACTGGAACATTTGGCGGCTCATTAAGAAATTCTGCATTTAATCGTAGTTACCCATATACATATACCATTTCATCTGCAAATACATGGGAGCAAAAAACAGTAACAATTGCTGGCGATACAACAGGAACATGGCTAACAAATAATGGACACGGTATACAAATTATATTTTCTCTTGGCATGGGTTCAACATATAGTGGAACTGCTGGAGTGTGGGCAAGTGCTAACTACGCTTCAGCCACAGGTGCAACATCAGTCGTAGGTACTAACGGAGCTACTTTCTACATCACAGGTGTCCAACTAGAAGCAGGCTCAGTCGCAACACCATTTGAGCAAAGATTGTATGGTACAGAGTTAGCGTTGTGTCAGAGGTATTATTATAAAAATAAAGGTGATGGTGCTGGTAATGGTCCTTATGGTATGGGACATTGCAGAAGTAATTATTTAAGAGGATTAATACATTTGCCTGTTATTATGAGAACTACTCCAACAATGACAAATACTGGAACAGATGCTGATTATATTGTTACATCAGGCACAAGTGATTTTACATCTTTTGTTACTAGACCATCACTAGATAATGGTGGTAATCAAATATTAGCTTTTCGTGTTCAAGTATCGACTGGAATGACAAACGGATATGCAGCATTATTGTCTTTAAATTCATCTTCTTCTTATTTAGATTTTAGTGCGGAGTTATAATATGACAACATATAAAAAGATTAATAGCTTAGAGACTGGTAAAATGATTGGTGTATTAAAAGATGATAGACATAGTATTCCATTAGAACCAGCTAACACAGACTACCAAGCCTACCTTAAATGGTTAGACGAAGGCAACACACCAGAACCTGCAGACGAATAATTTTTTTAAACTTAGGAGAGAAGTATGGCGATTAAATTAGAACTTGAATTAGAAGAAGTAAACGGCATCTTAGCAGGATTAGGTGAGTTACCTAGCAAGACAGGCGCATGGAATCTTATCATGAAGATCCAACAACAAGCACAACCACAACTACCTAAAGAGGAGCCAAAGGCTGAGGAGCCTAAGGCTGACTAATGTCCGAAGAAGGCAAGATCATTCCTCTCTTTAACTGGAACGCAGGGAGAAAAAGGAAGTAACATGAGCATCAAAACTGAAGAAGTAGATCACAGACTAAGCACGCACGAAGAAATTTGTGCGTTGCGTTATGAAGCTATCAACGCTCGCCTAAAACGCTTAGAGGGAATCCTCATGGCAAGTGCAGGCGCAATTATTATTTTACTTCTTAGTATTGTACTCAAATGAATATGGAAAAGATAACATCATTACTATTTCCCGTTATTGTGTCAGCAATTGCATGGCTACTTACATCGATGTCTTCTATGCAAGCTGATCTTATTGACATTAAATCAAAGATGCCTGCTCTTATTACATCACAGGGCGTTCCAACAGACAGTCCTATTTCTGCAGAACAACGCGCTAAATTAAAAGAAGAATTAAGAGCACAAATGGCTGAGCTTAATGTTCGCATTCGTATTCTTGAAGAGCATGACGCACAAAGGAAAACCAAATAATGTTTAGTGCACTATTTTCATTCTTAGGTGGCTCTGTCTTCCGCATGATATGGGGAGAAGTATCTGCCGCGTGGACAAAACATCAAGATCATAAACATGAACTAGAAGCTTTAAAACTTCAGGCTGATCTTGAAAAGGCTAAACATGATCAAGAGATGGAAAGGCTTAGAGTCTCATCTGAGTTACATATTAAAGAAGTCGAAGTGATTGCTGACGCAGAAGTAGAAAAGCTTGATGCAGAAGCATTTATCGTCGCACAAAAGACATTAAATCAGCCAACAGGCAATAAGATTATAGATGCATGGAACGGCGCTATCAGACCAGCTGCGGCTACGACTGCATTACTTGTATGGTGGTTCTGTCTATATACACAAGGATTTGTATTAACTGAGTGGGATAAAGAGCTTGTAGGTGTCATCCTAGGCTTTTATTTTGCTCACAGAGTATTCTCATCAAGAGGTAAATGATGGAAGCTTTAGAGCTTTTAATCAAGCTTATAAAGCGATTTGAAGGATGTAGATTAAAGGCATATTATTGCCCTGCAGGTGTACTTACTTGTGGCTGGGGATCAACAGGAAGGGATATATTGCCCAATACTGTGTGGAGCCAAGAGTATGCAGATAAAAGACTTATGCATGATGCTGTGCATTTTTTACAAGCAACACAAAAGTTATGTCCTGATTTAGAAGGTGAACAATTAGGTGCTATAGCAGATTTTGCTTACAATTTAGGCATAGGTCGTTTAAAATCAAGTACATTAAGAAAGAAATTAAATGAGGGTGATTTTGAGTCAGCCTCAAGAGAATTAAAAAAATGGGTTAATGGTGGCGGTAAGAAGCTAAATGGTCTTGTAATGAGGCGGGACGCTGAAGCCAAATATTTATAAGGGATTAGCATGCCAGCAGTTGTAATGACATATAATAGTTTAGTCGCAGATATTCAATCATATCTAGAGCGTACTGACACAGCTACTGTAGATAAAATTCCTACATTTATTATGTTGGCTGAGCAAGTCATTGCCGCTGAGATAAAATTTTTAGGTAATTTGACTGTAGTTCAAAGTAACATGGTTTCAGGCAATTCTACTATTGCTAAACCTGCGCGTTGGCACAAAACAGTATCTATGAACGTAACTGTTAATGGCGAAAGACAACCTGTTCTTTTGCGTAAATATGAGTACTTAAGAGAGTACTTGCCTGATAACACACAAACAGACGTACCTAAATTCTATTGCGATTACGATTATGAAAATTGGCTAGTCGCTCCTACCCCTGCTTCAAACTATGCATTTGAAGTTTTGTATTACGAACGAGTACAACCATTAGATTCTACAAATCAAACTAATTGGTTTACTGTGTATGCTCCGCAAGCATTGTTATATGGTTCTTTACTACAAGCAATGCCTTTCCTAAAAAATGACGAACGCATTCCTATGTGGCAACAACAATACACAGCTATTATGAATACGCTTAAAACAGAGGACAAACAACGTATCGGTGATCGTCAAGCAACAGTATTGGATACATAATGCCTACATACGTATCCCCCTTTACTGGTGACGTCATACAACCAACCGATGTAAGTTACGCATCGTACACACTTTCATCTAATCTACAACTTGAGTGGCCTACTAATACCGAGCCTACGCAATATCCAGCGGCTCGTATTATGGATATTACACCTACAGCTGGTGGACTTAATCTTATTATGCCACCTGCAAATCAAGTTTCTGTAGGGCAAGACGCTTTAATTAGAAACTTAGGTGCTTACACATTTACTGTTAAAAATTACACTAACGGTACTATTGTTGCTATTCCAGCTGGAGAAGCACAATACATTTATGTTACTGCAAATTCTAATACTACAGGTACTTGGGGTGTCATAGCATTTGGTATTGGGTCATCAGGTGCTGACGCTAGTGCATTAGCAGGTTTAGGTTTACTTGCAATTTCTACAACACTTAACCAAAGCCATCCTACATCTACATTAACTGATTTAGATACGCTTGCATCTTCTGATCGAGCACAAACAAAAATTTGGGATGGTGGTGCAGGTACAGTCTATCTTCCTACAGCTTCAACAATAGGTGACAACTGGTTTTTCCTATTTAAAAATAATGGTACAGGTACTTGTACTATTGAAACTCAATCTGGAGAAACGATTGACTTACAACCACAAAAAACATTTCAACCTGATGACTCATGTATTATTGTTTGTAATGGCACTGAATATGTAACTGTAGGTTACGGTCAAAATGTAAACTTCTTATTTACAGCGCTTGTTAAACCTGTAACGTCTGGAACATACATACTTACACTTCCTGAAGCTACATCTATTGTTCAAGAATACGTAGGTAATTTAACAGGCAATGTAACTGTTTATTATCCGCCTGTAGTAGCTTTATACATTATCTCAAATCAAACAACAGATAATGGTTACACCTTGGAGGTTACCACAGGATCAGGTACCCCAGCTTTTATTCCTGCGGGTCAACAAGCAACATTAGTATGTGATGGCGTTAATTTCTTTAACGCAAACACAGTTCAAGCAGGTGGTACATCTATATCTTTAGTAGATGGATCAGCTGGAACTCCATCATTAAATTTTTTAAATGAAATATCAACAGGGATATATAGACCAGCTTCAGGTCGTTTTGGTATTTCTATCTTGGGTACACAAAAAGTAGAGATTAGCGCAAATGATTTTGATGCATCAGATTTAGACGTAACCACCACAGGTACAGGTACTTTTGAATCAGGTATTGGTGGAGGCACATTTTAATGACCAAAAAAGTATTTGGTTTAGATACCTTACCTGGTATTCAACGAGATGGTACAGTTCTTGATAGAAATTTTTATAGCGATGGTCGATGGGTAAGATTTCAACGTAAGCGCCCAAGAAAAATATTAGGCTATAGAGAAATTGTTAATAACTTAGCAGGCCCATCACGTGGTATTTACTTAGATCCAAACGATGGATTTAATAACGTATTCAGCGGTTACAACGACGGGTTACAAGTATTATCTATCACTAATCAAGGTATTGGTGCAGGATTGCTTGATTTTACTTTATCAAACTTCACCCCTAATGATAATAATTTATGGCAATTTGATGCTGAATTTGATTCTGCAGGAACAGGTCAACAATTATTACTTGCACACCCAGGTCAAAATTTATCAAAGATTGACAGCACAACAAACACACCTGTATTGAGCGGAGATATTACTGGCACAACACTTTCAGCTATGGGTGTATTTACAGCATCAGGTACTGCTAACGGCACAACCACAATCACATTAGCTGTTTCAAACTTATTAGTAGGTGCTGGTCAATTAGTAACAGGTACAAACGTACCTGCAAGCACATACGTAGTCTCTATTACAAGCGGTACATCAGTAGTGCTTACAAACCCAGTAGGATGTCCTATCGCTACATATACAGTAACAAATGCTGGTTCAGGATATACAGATGGTGTATACGCAGCAGAACCACTTACAGGTGGTACAGGTACAGGAGCTACTGCTGACATTACTGTTGTTGGTGGCGTAGTAACAAATGTTACCAATCTTGTAGGCGGTAATGGCTATGTAGTTGGTGATAATCTATCTGCAACGCTTGCTGGTGCAGGTACAGGATTTGAGATTAATGTTAATACTTGCGTGGTTACTACCATTACTTTTACTTTTGATAATGAAGTTTCTGTATCAGGTGGTGTAGTTACTTTACATCCATATGTATTTGTTTATGGTAATAACGGATTAATTAGAAACTGTTCTGCAGGTAACGTAAATGATTGGGTATCAGCAGACGCTAATGAAACAAACGTAGCTG